GCAGTCCCAGGAGGAGATACACTTACGGATCTCTTATCTAACCACAATAAGCAGGCCGAAATAACTGATCCCGTAGTAAACCAAGCTGAATCAGCTGCGGCTAAAAGTGGATATGACACTACTAATTTATTCACATTAGAAGTAGACGAATCGGGCAAGGTTGATATTGTAACAACAGACACATCTGAGCTTGACGCTAGTACACAAAACGAGCTTGCAGACAGAGTTATGCAAACTCCAAAAAGGGAAGGTTATGACGGTTATCTTTTAGGAGATGGTATTGCACCTAACGGAGAAGCGTTTGGGCATGGAATTAGTTTTCCAACAGCTCAAGTAGAAGGTGATTATTTTTTAAGGACAGATATGTTACCTAACAGATTATTTAGATATGATGGCAAGCGTTGGATCAAAATAGAAGATTCAGTAAGAATGGACATGACTCAAACAAATGCTAGATCGACACAGAAAAGTAGCTTTGTTAACAACACCAAGACAGATAACATCGGTGGCGAAGTTGTACAAGAAAGACAAAGTCTATCTAAAGCTCTTAAACCTAAGGCAGACAACTAATGCAACACTTTTATGATGGACAGATCAGAAGATATATTACACAAATTGTAAGACTGTTAAGTAATTTTTCTTATAAAGATAGTCAAGGCAATTTGGTGCAAATTCCTGTGTTGTATGGTGATATGACACGGCAAGTGGCATCAATAATAAACGACAATTCGGAAAATAAAGTTCCTAGTGCACCTAGAATGGCTGTATACATCACTGGATTAGAATTAGATGGTGCAAGACTAGCAGACAGTAGTTATGTGAGTAAACTTAATATTAGAGAACGTGCATATGATGAAGAAGGAAAAGAATATAAAAAAAAAAAAAAAAAAAATTACACTGTAGAAAGGCTTATGCCTACACCTTATAATCTAAGTGTAAATGTAGATGTATGGAGTACAAACACAGATCAAAAATTACAAATACTTGAACAGATTTTAATGCTGTTTAATCCTAGTTTAGAAATACAAACTACAGATAATTATGTTGATTGGACCAGCCTTAGTGTGGTAAACTTAACAAGCACTACTTTTAGCAGTAGGACTATTCCTATGGGTACTGAAACTGAAATTGATGTTGCTACACTAGGATTTACAACACCAATATACATTTCTCCACCTACAAAAGTTAAGAGATTAGGAGTTGTCACAAATATTGTAACAAGTATATTTGATGAAAGTAAAGGCACTATTAATTTAGAACTATCTAATCCTCAGCTTTTACAATTTGCAGATACAAGCAAAGCACAATCAACAGGAAAAGCAAAAGTAAGTATAGATAAAGACGGTAATGAAGCTAGAGAATATGAGACAATGACATCAGCCAAAAGCGGCACTAGTATTTTTTCAAACACAACTTATCATAATTATGATTTACTAGTGTTAGGTAGTACAATCAAATTAATAGACAATGGTATAGCTGGAAAACGTAGTTGGCCGGAATATCTCAAAGCACACGGAGGAGATGGAATATTTCAGTCAGGCATTACTGAAGTACGATTGGATAGATCAGATTTAGATAATGAAATAGTTGGTTACTTAGCTCTTACCACACTAGATGATTATACAATGACTGTAAATTGGGATAGTGATACATTACCTACTGACACTATCATTACAGGTCCTAGTGGCGATAACAGCAAAATTAATTATATTATAGATCCTTTGAAAACTAGTCCAGTAAATCTAAAACAAACAGGCACTAGAATTTTATTACTTGATGAATCAATAGGCGATCCAGGTAACGAAGATGGTGCAGATGCTTGGAAAAATGCAGATGGTACTGACTTTGTTGCAAGTGCTAATGACATAGTAGAATGGAGCGGCACTGCATGGAGCATTGTGTTTGATGCAAGTAGCAAAACTACAGAAACTATTTACACAACTAACCTTAACACAGGTGTGCAATACAAATGGACAGGTTCCGAATGGTTACTAGCCTTTGAAGGTGAATATCCACATGGGACTTGGCGTCTAAAGTTCTAAGATAATTACATATATGCAAAAGATAGTATGTAGCGGTGCATTGTTGTATGCTCGGGACACAAAAAGATTCTTATTTTTACATAGGACTAAAGGTAAACAGTCAAATTTATGGGGGCTTGTTGGTGGTACTAATGAGAATGAAGAAACACCTTGGTCAGCATTGCAAAGAGAAATAAATGAAGAAATAGGAAATATAGATATTAAAAAATCTATTCCTTTAGAAACATTTATTAGTAATGACAATAAATTTGCCTTTCATACTTATTTGTGTATAGTTGACCAAGAATTTTTGCCAACACTAAACGAAGAACACAACGGGTATGCTTGGACAACTTTTGGTGATTGGCCCAAACCTCTACATCACGGATTGCGTAACACATTAAATAACAAAACAAATGTTACTAAATTAGAAACAGTATTTAAACTTGTGGAATTTATAGAATGAAACTAACTGACAAAGGTGTAGTAAAACATGAATGGGGTTATGAATTACTATGGGCACCTGCTGATACATACAGCGGAAAGATACTTGTATTTGAACAAATACATGCTAAAACCCCAGTACAAATGCACAAAACAAAAAATAAAACTCTATTTGTAAACAGTGGTAAATTTAAAATTAGATGGATTAATACTAAAGACGCAGAAGTTTTTGAAACAGAAATACCTGAAGGTCACACTTTTGAGATAAAGGCTATGGTACCTCATCAAATTATAAATTTAGTACAAAGCGGAAGTATAACAGAAGTAGGTGATAAAGATGATCCTGCGGATTTATACACTGTAGTAAAAGCTGATAATGTAGGTCAACATGCTCCCACAACTTAAAAATGGAAAAAATTTTACAAAAAGTGTTGCAGAATTTGAACACAAAAGTTCTTTTATTGAAAACGAAGAAGTTAAAAAAGAGTTGCACAAACTTATTGCTTTATTAAAAGAACAAGTAGGTGATCTAGAACAGGCTCATAGAGTAAGAACTGCTGGTGATTTAAAGCCAAGTTTGTTTGGTCCTAATAGGCAAAATATTTCAAAGACAAGAAAAGCAATTCTTACTATTTTTTCAGAAAATAATATTCCTATATCGTAGAAATTTGTTTGATAGTTATAGTGCCTAACATGCCAGGGTGGCTTGTGCATTGATATCTATAATTTCCTGAAATGTTTTGCGGAATACGCCAATACAATACTCCTCCTGTCTTAGCGTTAGCACTTGATCCTTCAGTTACAGTGCCTCCAGCAGTTATATGTAATAATCCGGTATCATAAGAAGCTCCACCTCCGCTTTGTATTTGAAATGGGTGAGATGCACCTATATTTGTAAGATCAAATGCAATAGTTGTTCCAGATATTGCGTAGATTGTAGGATTATCTGTGTTGCCGTAATGGCTTGTAAATCTATACGAAGAGGCTGAATTGTTTGTAACAAGTAATCGTGCTATTGCAGGCTCAACAAACATGTAAGGTGTATATCCTGTTGGCCTATCAGATAAACCTTCGAATGATGTAGCACCTCCTGAGACTGTGCTTGTAATTGTTAGTGTATCTGTACTTGCATTGGTTGTGATGCTTATTCCTGAACCTGCTGCAACTGTCAAAGTGTCTGTAGTTGTATCAGCTTCTATAGTGCTTTGTCCTGCAACTGCTAGATTTGAGAACGCATTTTGGTTAGCTTCTCCGCCACCACCTCCGCCGGCTACTGTTGCTGGCTTCCAATATCCGTTGCCATTGTCCCAACTTAAAACTTGTCCGTCTGTTGGTGCTTGAGTGGTTGTGTTAACATCACTAAGAGCATCTATACTAATGCTGTTCAAATCACTTGCTGAAACCGATGTAAGATAATTTTGTAAATCAGATATTTGACCTTCAAGGATTGATAATGCCGCTTGGTGTTGTGTAACTGATGTTTGTGTAATGTTTGCATCAGGAACATTTGCCCATGTGACTGCCGCTGTAAGGTCATTAACTTCTGATGCTATTGCACCTATACCTGCCGCTGTTGGAGGTGTATACCTAAATTCACCTGTAGTGTTATCATATGATATAGCACCATTTCCGCTTGCACTGTTTTCAACACCAACACTAATACTTGCTAGTGTTAAAATAGCTGGCTTGTTTGACAAATTATTATAATCTAAATAATATGAGCCATCAAATCCGTCTAAAGTGTCTGCGTCTGTACCTGCACCACCAGTGGTTGCATCAACTCCAGGCGCCCATTGTGAACCATCCCATTTTAAAACTTGCCCTGTGCTAGGTGCTGTAGATGAAACATTACTTAATCCGCTAATAGGAAAACTATCTAAATTTACTGTAACATCTTTTGTGTCAGTTGGCACTGTAGTTGAAATATTAGTACCACCTAAAATTCTCAGTGTATCTGTTGTTGATGATGCTGTCGCTGTTCCATCATCACTAGTAACTTTATCAAATAAATTTTGTGTGCTACCTACTGATCCGCTAAAATTAATTGTTAATGTATCGTCTGTAACTTCTGTAGTAATATTAGTTCCACCAGCTACTGTCAATGTGTCATTTTGTATATCTGCTGTAGTAGTTCCTGTATCACCAGTTACTGTTGTATAGATATTTCTTGCACTAGATGCTTGTGTTACATTCCAAGCAGTACCGTCATATATCCATGTAGTACTACCTTCTGTGTAGGTATCGCCATTAGTTGGATTAATTGGAAAATTTAAAGCCATGTTATATTCCTATGTTTTTCATTATTAAACCTTGCCTGTTGTACCTATTGAACAACATATTGTTAGATGCACCCATTAAACTTGTGTTAAATGATGTGTAATCTGTATCACTATTAGTATCTTGGATTATATTTTTTGCATCATTTATAATTCTTGCTTTAAGTTCTGCTGGTGTTAGTCCTGGATTTGCTTGTAAATGTAAAGCACCTACACCTGCTACTTGG